TGAACGACGTGTGCTTCTTCACCACGTTCACGAGGATTTCGTGGTTGGCGTCGACGAGGTAGAGCCGTTCCTCGTCGCTGAGTTTGACCTGTTCGGTGATGAGCTGAAAATTATTGACCGAGATCGTGGTCGGCGTGTGAGCGTTCTCCGCGCCCTGCCACCACGTCTGGGGGTGGAACGTGAGTTCGAATTGGATTTTCTGTTTGTGGATAGCGCACAGTGGGAAGTACTGACGATCCTCAACCTCCTCGCGCATTTCGGTCTTGCCGTATTTCCTGCAAAAAAAGAACGGGAGGGGGACGATGAACCGGTTCGAGGGTGCCATCGTCGCGTCGCTCAGCTTAATCCCTGGCGTGACACTCTCACTCATGTTAAGAAGAACAAGGTTACCCTTCTTGGATTGCGGGTCCAAGTACAGGGATTCGTGGATCATCTGCCAATCATCCGTGATCTCCTCTACCAAAATATCGTCCACGTACATGGCGACGGACTTCAAAAAACCGCGACCGAGAGGGGTCGTGTAGTTGACGTTCGCCGTTTCCTTGGCGGGGAGCTCAATTTTGAGGTAGAGGTTGGTCAGGAGATCGCCCATACTTTTCGGATCGAGCTCCACCTTGACGGTTTGGGAGAAGGGCCACCCGACTATTTGCCCGGGGTTCAACACATCTTTACTGCGATGGAACTTTCGAAACTCTGAGTGTTGTTTGATCTTCTGGTAATTAAAAAAGGTTTGCTCTGGGTCTTTCGAGAGCAGGTAGGTATCCTGCTTTCCAAATGCCTTCAAGGAAAGACGAGCGGCTTCGCTTCCCATGCTTAACTAACTATTGCCTACATTTTTTAAGTCGTTCTCCCACATGTCGAAGTACCCAGTAGCTTCCAGGAGACAAAGTTCCTTCCTGAGTTTGTTCCATTCATCGAATAGGGCTTTCACACGCTCCTCCGTGTAGTCAACAGTCCTCGTGTTCAGGAGGTAATCGAAGGAACGATCAACCTTGGGAAACAGACCGCTCATCTCACCTTCGAGGTCGTTACGTTTCCTCTTAAAAACCCGAAGATCACCGTCGATGACCATCTTGACGAACCGCGCGCGGTGTGAACAGACCTCGCACCGATCCTTCGTGCTCTCGATGAGGTGTCGCTTCCGCTTTTTGTAATGGTCCATACGAAGCTCGATGAAATCGCCCAGAATCTGTTCGGGGGTGTCGTATTTACAAATTCCTTTGGTGGGGTGGAAGAGGTGCATGTTGGAGCACCTGATGACCTTCTGGAGCTTGAGATCCTTGACGAGATCTTTACCGGTGTACCCCTGGATGAGAAAGTCCACGTCTTCTGTGGTACTGTTGTTGGTGAAACCGGTGATGGTCTTCTTCTCAACGAGGCTGTCCAAGTGTTCCTTGTAATCTTGGGTCCATCGGCCCGGGGGTAACTCGGTTACCTTAACCGTCGTCCCGATCACCTGCCATGTGCCTTGGGTCATCCACGAATCATCGTCCTGTTCGAGAACGTGACCTTTGAAACCTCGGAACCATGGTTTCATTTTCTTCAGGTCGCGACCGTTTGTGAAGTTTAGGATGTTGGCCTTGATATCTCCTGGATTGAAGGGGGGTACATAACACGAAAACCCCGTCCCGATACCTTCGGTGCCGTTGACGAGGACCATGGGGATGACCGGCATGTAATGTTCGGGTTCGATGCTTCGACCGTCGTCGTCGAGGTAGGTGAGCACCGCATCGTCCCTCGAATCAAACAACTTTCTCGCTTCGGGGGTCAATCGCGTAAAAATGTACCTCGTTTGGGAAGCATCCTTTCCACCCATGAGCCGCGTGCCGAATTGACCGCACGGCTCGAGGAGGTTGATGTTGTTCGACCCTGTGTAATCGTTCGCCAATTTTACAATTGTATCTGCGAGGGAAACTTCACCGTGGTGATAGGCACTCTTTTCTGCCACGTAGGCGGCGAGTTGTGCCACCTTCATCTCTGCAGTGAGATTCCTTTGAAAGCACGAGTACATCACCTTACGCTGCGAAGGTTTGAGTCCATCGGCCACGGAGGCGATGGACCGTTTCAGGTCAGCGAGTGAAAAGTTCACGAGGTCCTTGTGCACGAAATCCGTTATGTTCAACTGTTTGACGTGGCCGTAAGGAACCTCTAGCTCCTTGGAGTCTTTAGCCGTACTCTCGAGGAGCCACGTTTTGCGTGCATCTGCTTTCTTCTTGTCGAAGGCGAGAACGATTGATTCGTCAGTCATGGTATCCACATCAAATTTCACCGTAAGATCTTGGATCTTCTTGAAGTATTCGCGAGCTTCTGTGGAGGTTGAAGTACCGAGACCCTTGTAGTATTTGATCTTCCACGCGGCTTTGCCGTTACCGTACCAGGATCGGAACGCCGAATCCGTGTAGAACGAATGGGTCTCGGATCCTTTGGTCGCCTTGATGATCGGCGTGACCATGCTCACCACGAAATTCATCTGTAAGAGGGAAGGCCAGAAATAATGCACCATATTGAGAATTAATCCCTTGATATGCGAACCGTCGGCGTCGGCGTCTGTCATGATCATGAGTCGACCGTACCGAAGCTCGGTGAGGTCCTTGTACTCTTTGCCTTGCTGGAGACCAAGGATTTTCTTGAGATCATTGAATTCTTGGTTAGACGTGAGTTGTGCCACGGAGGAATCTCGCACGTTCTTACATTTACCACGAAGCGGAAACACACCGTAATGATCGCGGCCGACGACCGAGAGACCCGCGACGGCGAGTGTCTTCGCCGAATCGCCTTCCGTCACGATCAGGGTACATTTCGATGACTGAGAAGTACCGGCCTTGTTGGCGTCATCCAGTTTGGGGATACCGGTGATTTTCGATTTGCGAGCTCCACCGTCCGTCTTCGCGAGAAGTTTCATCTCCTTGAATTTGGAAAGGGCGGTCAATTCCTCGGCAATACCGGTTTTGAGCGCGTTCTTCACGAACGTCTTCGGGGGTTCGAATTTGGACCCGAAATCTGGAGCCTTTAGGGTACACTCGCTCTTGACTTGGGAGGAAAAGGTAGGGTTCTCCAGCGTGGCTTTGACGAAAACCGTGAACGCGTTCTTCACCTGTTGCGGCTTGAGCTTGATCTTCTTGGCCATATCCTCGATGATGCCCGAGGCGACGAGGGAGGTCACGTGGTCCACGTGGGTCCCACCCTTAGTGGTACAAATCCCGTTCACAAACGAAACCTGTTCCATGCCATCTTCGGACGGGCCGATACACACCGACCAACGATCCGTCGTCACGGAAGCGACCTCTTTCACGCCTTCGTGCATCTTGGCGTACGCCTCGAAGGAAGTCTTGGGGAGCGGTTCGCCGTTCAATCGCACCTTACAGTTGGAGGTGGTACATATGTTCGCATCCCAAACCCGTTTCTCGAAAATCTTATAGATCGCATCGGTCATTCCCGTCATACCACCGAAACGTCTCCAATCGGGTTTGAACGTGACCGAAACCGATGACGTGGCGGCTGCGTGTTTGGTGATTTTGGGTTTGCCGCACGCGGTCATGTTCTCGGTCCATCCCTGTTTGTATGTGTTTTTGGTCTCGCCGTCCTTGATCACCACGGCGAAACTCGACGAGTAGATGTTGGTGAGTTTCGCACCGTATCCGTTGCGACCGCCCACGAGTCGCTTTTGGGTATCGTCGTAGTTGGTACTCGTGAGAAGGTGGCCGAAAACCAGTTCGGGGTTCCAAACACCTTCTTTCTCGTGCATCTTGACGGAAATTCCACCGAGGGGGCCGTTATTCTCGATCGTCACGGTTCCAGCCTCTTTGTCGATGGACACGCCGATGGAGGTCACAGCCTTAGGGTGGAGCGAGTTTCGGTCGATGGCGTTGACCAGTATCTCATCGAAGATTTTCAAAAGGGCGGGGCTGTATTTCAAGGTTTTCTTCTTGAAACATGTTCCGTCTAAGACCCAATACGATTCGGTTGTCGAATCGACGGGGCCGACGTAACTGTCCGGCCTTTTCAAGACGTGCTCGATGTGCGTGAGCTTTTGGACACTCTCCATTTGTGGTTACTTTACTGACGCGTCATTTCTTTATACGCGTCGACGAAGCCGTCTCTCAGACCGCTTTTATTCTTTATAAGGTTTTCACGGACTCCTCCTCTTCGAGGCAGTGGCCCTCGCGGTCGCGGCGTTGGCTCTGAGTGTCCTACGCTTGGATGGACTATTATTGTTCTTCTTCCTCTTTTTCGTTTTCGTGATCACGTCTCTGACCTTTTTAGCCTGGTTGAACTTCTCCCTCGCTATTTGGGCTGCTCGATTTGCAGCCGCTAGAGTCTTTTCAGCCGCGTTCGCGATCTTGATTTGGGTGGTGCGGTACTTACCCCCCTTATACCGGGATTGGATCTTTAAGGCTGGCTTAGTATACCTGCGGTTCACGTTCATGTTTAGCGTGACGAACCTCAAATCGTGTTGCGTCACGAACCTTTTCCGGTTTGTCGGATGCCTGAAAAGACGTACATTGTTATTCTTACTACTTTTAAGGTAGAAAGCTTCGGCCGGGGTCATCTTCGCGAGCTTTATAAAACTGTTTTGTGACAGGTAGTGGTTATACTTCGGGTCGTACCCGATAACCTTTTCACCGTTTTTAAAATTGTTTAGAGTGATATAATCAGGGTTGACAATTGCCGGTACGATCTTTCTTTTATACGGGACCTTTAACGTCCTCTTGTTTTTTTTGTAGTAAATCGGCCATAGAAAAAAGCGAATCGTCATCCAAAAACTGTCTTCAGACGAATATGTGTCATATTTGTTTGTAATCAATACTTGATTAGACGGTCTATTCAAAGGGTTTTTGTGTGTTATAAACGCCTTTGTTGTCGTAAAATGTTTACGATAGTCACGATTATTATTTTGACTAAGGACTAGGGCATTATTTGGACGAAGTTCCGATACCGTTATGCCGAGTGCCCTTATAATCTTTTTCATCAAGAGCTGATCCCGATAATAGATAAGAATGTCAGGGCTGTTCTCTATCAAATGTTTCAAATCCCTATACTCCCGGATTCTGCCAAGGAGGGATTCCAAATTCCTATTACTTATATTTTGATCGTCGTTACCGTTTCCCGATTTAACCCCTACTCGTTCCCATGCTTCCCACGTTCTTAGCACGAGCTGCATGACCTCTTTCTCAATATCTTTTTCTGTAGGTATTACCGTCCGGAGTTTCTCGATGAAGTCATTGGAAAAATCGGACACAAAAAGCGGAGAAAGTGTTTTTTTGAAATCTAGCTTTAGGGGATATCTAGAAAAGCTTTTGAGCAACCTGAGGGTTTGGGACCTTAACGGCATGCCAGTATATTTCCCGGATCTTTTCATCGAGATTCGGACTGCGTGTCGCATGTGCTCTGGAATGTCATTATACCTGTTACTGTTACTGGAACTCATACAATACCCTGAGAAAAAACTATATGGTCCCGAGCGGTGAAGCTTCTCTCGTCGAAGACCCAAGTCCCGCCGCGAAACCTCCACTTTACCCTAAACGCACTCACACCCTTCACGTCGACGTAACACGGTGGATCGTGCTCCCCCGCGAATATCTTACCGCGTTGAATCATAGAAGACCCGTCGTATACCTCGTACTCGACCCTCCACGGACTCTCGTTGAAGAGATACGCCCTCGTCCTCGGGTACACCTGGAACGGTGCGCGTCTCGTCACCAGGGGCATTATTTAAATCTGCACACAAATTAAAAGGATGTACTTTTACCTGTTTACCTTCATCTTTATCCTGATAGTGATCGTTCAGAACAAGTCGAGGGGTATGGCCCACGCGGTGGATAAGTTGGTCCGGCAGGCTGCCAGGTACGCGACGGCGGCACAACAGGATAAGTCGCCGGTGATCGCCGTCCTACACGCCAACTACGCCGCGGCCTACCTCTACGCGCTCAAAGATATCGCGAGCGAATCGCAGATCCATAACGCCACGGGCATACATGTTCGAAAGTTCACGGAGCACATCGTCAACGTCCAAGATATGGTCACAAAGAAAACCACCGAGACGTGCCCCGAGTTCGTCGGCCAGGTGGACGTCTACCTCGCAGAGATCGGCGGTGAGGCGTGAGAAAAGGAAACCTAAGCGAGGGGAAAACCGGGACTTCGTCGCACATGAAGGTGGTGCGCGACGAAGTGTGGGAGAAATGCCTCGAAGGCGCGACTGCGATGTATCGTTTACTCGTACCTAACGATACGTGTTATAAATTGGCCGACGCCACGTGGAAATGTAAAGCGGCGTACAAGGTGTTCCAAGACAAAAAAGATGCAAGGCGTGTCATCTTACTCGACAAGACCCCGGACGCACATCGCGCCGTGCATAAATTGTGTGCCTCGACCACCATGTCGGGTAAGCCGTGCTCGTTCAGGGCTGTCTGCGGCCATCACTGCAAAAAGCATCAGGTCAAAATAAAATCCGCAGGTACTATAACATGTTAGACCAAGAGAACCTTAGGCCCGTAATAATATCTATGGCACTTTACATCACGATCGCGACGCTCGTCCCGATCCTTTTCAAGAAACCCGTGGGGGTAAAGGTCGTCGATGATATCACCCTCTCCGTGATACGCCAGAAGGAGATGTTGATGTCAGGCACGATCCTCGTCGGCCTCATCACCCTCGGCACCAATTACATTCAGGAGGAATTCATGTAAAGCCAACATATCAGAACTGGTTTGAGAAATTGGTCGCAGTCTCCTGAAACTTTTCGTACGGCATATGTTCGTGGAAGTCGCCTCCTTCTTCGAACGGATTCCCTTGTTTGTTGGTATAATGATGAGCTCTAGGGTCATGCATCGCGAAAAAGTCTATGTTGTTCTTCCCTATGCTTACCGCAGTGTCGTACAGGAGTCTCTGCCTCGCCGCGTCGGTCATCATTGACTTCATCTT